ATATTTTCTGTTGTTGGGCTGTAGTTATATTTTGGCGAGGTACATCCTGTTAACAAAGCAAATACAGTTAATATTAAAAGTTTTTGCATATCCCTATCCTTACGATTAAAAAATTATCGATGCAAAGGCCTTACAAGCATGGCCCTTACCATGAATTTACTTGAATATAATCGACACTATCAATCTTTAAACACTGGAATAGAAGGCTATTTTGCCCCTTTTTCAGTATGGCAATGATGAATAGATAGATTAGGGTACAGGACAGTAAGGCATTGTCGGGTGTTAAAATTATATTACTTGCTGCAAGTAGTTCAACACGAAAAAATGATCTTGCAAACTGCAACAAAAAAGGTAATATTTGACGAATATTTTATATGATGTCTGTTTTGTAATTGTAGCCCCGAGAGACCGGCAGTCTGCGGGTTTTGACTGGTTTTTTTGAAAAATATCAATTGCCTTGTACAAAATTCACTTAGCTTTTAAAGGATGTAAAATCTGAATTAGAGTTAAGTTCAAAGCTTTAAGTGGCAGGTAATCACTTGGATTTGATACGGGCATTGGAGTTGGGAAAGAAACCCATGATTCAAGAGAGACAAAGTAACGATAAAAAACTTTCCCTTTGTTATCACAAATTAACATCTCATCAGGGTTTAGACTATCGGGACCAACAATAAAATAATCAGCGGCGACATTATTTATGGAAACATATTGATCTATCGAATCAAAAGGTATCTTTATATCTCGCATTATGTGCTCCTGGCAACTCCAAGATTTTTCAGAAAAGATAAAATGCTTTAAGCAACTCATTTTCAGCTTGAAAAAAATGTGTAGAGTTTCTCTTTTCGTGACAACCGCTCGTGTATCATAAAATCCTTAAAAGTCTTTCCAGCCTCACGCTCTGCTAATTTAGCAATGGTCAAATTAGGGGGTTTGTCATCTTCTTGGATTTTCATTAGTTGATGCATTAAATCTTCATCAGTCTCGAATGAGTGCAGGCTGTTATAAAGTCTGAGGTATCGCGATGACTGCACGCGGGCCAGTTCGGCAGTTGCACCATATGAACCCACAGTATTCAATGCCGAAATAAGGGCAATCAGCACGCCCAAAAAAACAGTATTGAAATAATGACTGATTACCGCCGAACCGAGAACGATCAATAAAAAAGACAGAGTTTTGTTAACTCTCCCGTTAAAGCGACTATTCATGCTTTCAAGAAGGTGAGAATAATAGATTTGATATGCAATGTGTTCCCGGTTCATTAGTCCTCACTCTTTTTTCTCATCACCTCCGCCTGATTTTTGTGTGGTCTTTGGCTGAGATGCGGCTTGTGATTGTTGCTTTGCCTGTTCTGCAATGGCCTTTGCCAGGCTGGCTGGCATGTGGTCAAACGTAGGGCGGCCTTTATTGTTATCGCTCATTTAACTGCCTTGCTAAGAATTGTAGTGACCTGAAGATTATCATAAAAGGTCAATATTCCTAATGATTCTTTCACTGCGGGGATTTTGCTTGCTGCATCACCAAATTTTTGTGAAAGAATCTTTAACCGGCATCCGCAGGGCTGCGGTGCGTAGAAATTTTCTTCATATCTAACCTTCTAAAGGGGCTTTGAATGGCTGAGCCATTAAGCACCAGCGCTACTGTGGGAACAGTAGCTGGCTGGGGCATTGTCACGTCTGCGCTGGTGGGGTTTATCACCTCTGTAGATTATTCAATCGCGTTTGGAGCGTTTGCTGGGTCGATGTGTTTTATCGTCACCGCCAGTGATCTGACGAGGCGACAGATATTCGGGTATTTCCTGTTCGGCTATGCGGCTGGAGTATTCGGGGCCGGTTTTGTCGCTGACAAAGTTGAGGACTATCTGGATTACCGCGAAAAACCGCTTGATGCCTTGGCGGCTGTCGTTATTTCCGCTGCAGCGGTGCAGGGCTATTTCTGGCTGAAAAACGGCGGCGTTTCAAAACTGCCATTCGTTAAAAAATGGCTGGGGGAAAATCATGATCAGCAACGACCTCCTGACGGTAATTGATGTCGCCATTTGTGCAGCTATTGCTCTGCGTCTGATGCTCTTCAGTAAAGCAGGCAGAAGGCATAAACCAGGTATCTCATGGATTGCTGCTGGTCTGATTCTGTTTTACGGCAACTTTGGACTGCTGTGGTTATTCGGTCATTACCACGCCAGCGGCTGGCCGGTAGTTGTAGCGAACTCGCTGATATGCATCGCGGTATTTGCGGCGCGTGGAAACGTTGCGCGCATTGTTTCTTATCCAACGGAGGGAAGTAGTAAAAAATGACAGGTAATAAAAAACCACGCGGCATCCGCAACAACAACCCTGGAAACATTCGCTGGGGCGATGAGTGGCAGGGGTTGGTACCAAAATCCCAGCGCACTGATAAATCGTTCTGCCAGTTCATCTCGCCAGAATACGGTATTCGCGCGATGATCGTCATCCTTCGCAATTATCAGAGCAAATACGGGCTACGCACGATCACCGGCATGATCAAGCGCTGGGCACCGCCAAACGAGAACAATACGCAGGCATACATTAACAGTGTGGCGCAGGCTACTAGTACTGGAGCAGATCAGCCGATTGATCTGACCGACAGCCGTAAACTGTTTCCGCTACTGCAGGCCATTATTCAACATGAAAACGGCACCCAACCTTACGAATTCAATGTGTTCGTCAGCGCTTTAGATCTTGCTGGCTCGTAATAGGTGCAGAATAGATGAATAGATTCTGGCTAGCTGGAGTCCTTTTAGCTGTCAGTCTGGCGCTCGGCTGGGCTACTAACCACTATTACAATAAAGCTGTAGCCTGGAGAACGTTAGCACAGCATGCTCAGGAACTGACAAGGCAGCATGCGGACACTATCACCGATATGCAGACACGCCAGCGCAATGTGGCTGCTCTGGATGAGAAATACATAAAGGAATTAGCTGATGCTAAAGCAACTATCGATCAGCTGCATAATGATGTTGCTATTGGCAAGCGCCGGTTGCAGCTCAACGCCGCTTGTGCGAAGCAATCCGGCACCGGCACCACCAGCATGGATGATGCAGCCAGCTCCCGACTTACTGACTCCGCTCAACGGAATTATTTCACCCTCAGAGAGCGAATCGAAATCGCCAAAAAGCAAATAGCCGGGCTGCAGCAGTACATTAATGAGCAATGTTTGATGTAAGATGCACTCTTAAAAGGAGTGAACATGACAGAAAGCGAGATAGCAACTCAAGCTCTTAATGCAGCGAGAGAGTCAGCAAATTGGGCCTTTTGGTCAATGTGGGGAGCTTGGTTTTCTGGGATTGCAACATTTGCTGCAGTTTTAGTGTCCCTGTTTATTGCTTTAAGTAAACCCAAGTCTTATGTTAAAGGAAATGTACGATTAGCTAGGATGTTTTCTGGTGAAGATGACTTTCAGGTTTTAGCTGTTACCGTTGTTAGTCTAACTCTTCATTCAGTTAAACTTAGCTATATATGTTGGGCGAACGGTAAAGACCATGAGTTTCAGCAACTATTTCGTAATGCTGTATCGGATAATCTGCCCATTCGCCTTGAACATGGCGATGAAGCTAACTATCGTATCATTTTACGTGATGAAGAAGGCTGCTGGTTTAAACGGATTGCTAAACGTTTATTAGAGGCAAACCTAGAGGTGAAAAAACTCAAGTGCTTTGCTGTGTTGTCAACAGGAGAGCGTTTCGAGCTAAAGATCAATAATCGAGTGAAAGATAGAATATCCCAAACTATTGCGGCTATGGCTTAGCGTTTGCAGCAGCTTTGCTGCCGATTTTTAGATGCAGAAAAGTATGAACGTTTAGCCACGTGGTGAAGCCGGTAGAGTTTTTCTTTTAGTGAGGAAGGTGATTAGTGAGGCGTGCCGTTACTATTTCTAATGCCAAGCATGAAGCGGGTCATTGGATAACAGGTTGGTTTCATAATGAGGCTAGTAATGACGTAGTCATCTCAACTACCATGGAGGGTAATTCATATTGTGAAAAGGAGCCGCACCCTGACTTCACCGACATAAGCGCCATCAATGATCATCTGAAAAATAGAATCATTAATTTATTGGCTGGCGCAAAAGCAGAAAGCTTAGTTGGCGGAAGCATCAATAATGAAATGTATCGTCAACTCATCAATGACTATGAAGGGGCGTGGCCAGATTATTTCATTGCTTCAGAATTGTTTCGATATTACTTCAGGTCTCTTCAAAAAAACACGAGGATGACATTTGAGGAAGAGTGGCGCGCCGTTGAAGCTAAGTGTGAGGAGATGGTGATAACGCATGAATCATTCATCCTTGGGGTAGCCGATGAAGCAGCAATACGTTTTTCTGAAGAAAATAGAGAGATAAAGCTTACAAAGGATGAAATGATTCAAATACTTAATTCCCATAGCTAACTAAAAGCCACCCGTATGGTGGGCTTTCTAGAAAAATTATTGTATCACCGGATTGGAGGTATCAAGCAGGTTCCCGCCCTCTAATCGCTCTAAATGCAAGGTTATGAGTTTTGAATATCATGAAGAAATATTTTTATAAATTTTTATCATGCCTGTTTTTGAGTGGAAAGAAAAAATACTTGTCAGTATTTTATAGGGCTTTATTTTTTAATCCGTCAGATGTGATCGATCCAACCAGCTATTTAATGCTCTCAATTTAAATCATCTTATTGGTTGCTGTTAAAAGCAATGTGTTGCAGAAATAATCTCAGCGAAAGAATGTTAGCGATAACAATATGGCCCCCACTGCTAATAATCTGCATGCTATGCTGTACCATTTTTTACGAGTAGAACTCGAAGGTAAAAGGTCTACACCTATAAATAAGATGGTTATGTAAATTGTTAATCCGCCAATTACTTTTTTATTCCCAAAGCTAGTGTTTTCATTGGCTGCATGGTTTATGTAAATAAAAAAGAATATGATTGATATCACCACTGTTGCAATAACTAGAGATTTTTCACTTATTGGTGATTCTTTGTTTGCTTTCAAAACGGCTGCAGGTTCGGCAACGGAATTAGCTAAAGGGTCAATTGATGGATCAGCTAAAGGGTCAGCTATTGGACTATCTAAAGGATTATTCAGAGCGGACTCTAAAGGTAGATTTGCTTTTCCGAGTTCAGTCGATTCGTTTTTTTTATTATCATACATATGTGCTTTCTCCACTTAAAGGTTGAGTTCTGATTCTGAAGCGCTAACATTTTTTAAACACATATTAAATTAAACACAACATATAATTTATAGCAAATTTCCAATGGAAAAAAATTGATAGTTGACAAAAGTAGCATTGCCATTGGCAGCAACATTATGAAGAGCTTATCAGTTGCCGACGCTATTGTTATCGGTAGTCGTGATAAAGCACTCACCGATACGATATTCATCCAGAACGACAGCAACACGAATCCCGCATCGTTGTGGTACATCAATCAAGTAGATGCAACGCATTACGCGATGCTGAACGCCACCGCGCCCAAAGGCTGGCAATACTTGGGAGCGTTCCTCGTCGATGGCAAATCTGGTGTAAGAGGCGGGCGCGCAGACGGCGCTGTCTGGACAATATCAAATCCCAGCATGGTGCAGCACATAACCACGTCTGCAGGAGGCCAGGCGGCTGTCAGTATCCTCACTGCCGGAACCTGCACGCTGACGGTAACGCTGCGCGATATGGTTTCTACGCTGGTGATAACCGCAGTTGATGCATCCTGAATGAGAGAGAAAAATGGCTACTGAAAATAAAACGGTGGGAACATCCTGGACACTCATTGCGAGCGGTGCCGATTCTATGCTGATCACAGCTGTTGCCGGTTACGGGGATATCTGTGAATCAGACGGTGTTCCGCCTGAATCCCTGCTGGGTCACCCGATTTTTTCTGGTGGTGAAAAAAACAACTCTTACACAGCGACGGGGAAAATTTACGGGCGGGCAGCGGCAGGATCGTCACAGATGCAACTGGCATTAACGCCATAACGAAATATGAAGGTGGGCGTCTACCGGCAGCGGGAACTGCCAGCAGACATCCATACCCACGGTACAGTCATGATGAGTATGAACCAAGGCCCAGCTCGCTCTGCAGAGCCGGGCCATTTTATTGGATTCTCAGAAATGACCACAACAGAAAATCTTCCGCAGCTCACTATCATTTACCGATCGTTGAGCGAAATCATCCCTCATGTACGTAATGCGCGCACCCATTCAGAAGCGCAGGTGCAGCAAATCGCCGCCAGCATTACTGAGTTCGGCTGGACTAATCCCGTACTGATAGATGAATCAGGGGATCTGATAGCAGGGCATGGTCGTGTGATGGCTGCTGAAAAGCTCGGTATAACCGATGTGCCGGCCATCATCCTGCCGGGATTATCAGCAGATCAAAAACAAGCCTATCGGATAGCTGATAATAAGCTGGCGCTAAATGCAGGCTGGGACACGGAACTGTTAAAGCTGGAATTTGCTGAGTTAATGGATGCGCAGTTCGACATTAGCCTGACGGGGTTCAGCCTGGAAGAGGTGGACGAATTGCTGGTGGAGGTCGAAACCGAAACCCTCAATGATGAAGATCCCTACACTGCAAAAATCGACACGCCAGTTTATGAGCCATCCGAAACGGTTCCTGCAGTTTCAGAGCTGTATGACGAAAATAAAACTCTGGATCTCCGGGATCGTATTCAAGCAGCAGAACTCCCGCCTGAGGTTGAAAGGTTCCTGCTGAGCGCTGCAGAGCGCCACACCGTTTTTCACTTCAATAAAATCGCTGATTACTACGCATCGGCGAGCGCTGAGGTTCAGGCGCTGTTTGAGGAGTCTGCTCTGGTCATAATCGACTATGAAAAGGCGATTGAACATGGATTCGTCCACCTGACTAAAAAAATGGTGGAGATTGTCCACGGTGAGGGGGATGAACAAAATGCGTGATGACTTCTGCGCATTCATCCTGAGCCATGGGCGCCCGGATAAAATCTATACGCTAAATCTGCTAAAAAAATCAGGCTACACGGGAAAGTATTTTATCGTCATAGACGATGAAGACACCACCCGGGAGCGTTATCAGGAATTGTTCGGCGACAAAGTGCTGGTTTTCTCAAAGAGCGATATCGCCAGCCGGTTCGATGAGGCCGACAATTTTGGTGACCGGCGATCTATTTTTTATGCCCGTAATGCCTGTTTCGATTTGGCAAAAAAAGTGGGCTGCAAATATTTTATCGAGCTGGACGATGATTACACGGCGTTTCAGTTCAGGGTCGGCAAGGAGCTCGAAAAAGATTATTGCCTGATCACCCGCCTCGATCCGGTTCTGGAGGCAATGATTGAGTATTACGAGGCAATCCCTGCCAAAACCATTGCAATGGCACAGGGTGGAGATTTTCTCGGAGACTCTAATAACGCCTCATGGCTGAAGCGGAAAGCCATGAATAGCCTGATTTGCTCCACTGACAGGCCATTCGAGTTTATTGGCCGCATCAATGAGGACGTGAATACCTATACGACACTCGGCCGCCGCGGTGAGTTATTCCTGACAATTGGTGCCGTCCAACTACTGCAAAAACCCACGCAGTCGAACAGTGGCGGCATGACAGAGCTTTATCTGGCATCAGGGACATACGTCAAAAGTTTTTACTCGGTGATGTACGCGCCATCATGCGTGAAGATTTCAATGATGGGGTTGGCTCACCAGCGCATCCACCATCGGATAAGCTGGAACAACACAGCAGTAAAAATTCTCGACGAAAAATATAAAAAACGCCTGCCGGTTAGCAGGGGGTAAACATGCTCCCATTACCGCAAATCGAATCCCTCGCAGCTTTCAGAATGAACGAACAGCAGATAGCTGATGTGCTCAATATCGATCTGGTTGAACTCAAACAGAACCGTGAATTGATGGGCTCATTCAGAGATGCCATGAGGAAGGGACGAGCAAAAGGCGAGGTAGAGCTAAGGCGGGCATTATTTGAGCGTGCACGCAAAGGTGATGCGCAGGCCCACAACGAACTAATGAGATTATCTGCCAGTAAGGACTGATAGATGAGCAAACCCGACTGGAGGGCGCTGCAGTCTCAGTTTGCTGCTGCTCACGCCAGTACGGGTATATCACCCAAAGCATGGTGTGAACAGGAGGGATTAAACTACAGCAGCGCTCGCCGCTACATAAAGAAGCCGGTAAAAAAAACTGCGCAAAAAACCTCGAAAGGAACTGCGCAAAAAAGTACGCAAAATAAAGCTGCGCAAAAAAATTCTAAAGCCTTAACCAGCCAGAAGGCTGAGCCTGCAAGGGCTGCGCAAAAGAAAAGTGCGCACTTTCCGTATGCTTCCTCATTTTGCGCAGATTTAAATGCGCAGGAACAAACGTTCGTGACCGAGTTTTTAAAGACGCGCGATAAATATGCGGCCTATAAAAAAGCGGGCTACACCGGGGGGGATCGCGCTGCCAGAATGCTCCATCGAAAGCCCAACATCACGCGGGCTATCAATCGCGGCTTGGAGCAGCTGCACAAAGATGCAGTGTTGAGCGGTCAGGAGGTATTGCGGCACTGGCATGAAATCGCTATTGCCGATCCAGGCGAGATTTCACAGATGCGCCGATGCTGTTGCAGGCATTGCTGGGGCGAGCGATTTCTCTATCAGTGGCGCGATATTGATGAATATGACCGCGCGGCAGAAAAAGCCCTGGCGGATGGAAAACCTCAGCCTGAATACGGCGGCCTGGGATTTATTGAGAACGATGATCCCAATCCCGATTGTCCACGTTGTGCCGGTGAAGGGGTGGCAGATGTTTATCTTGCTGATACCCGCGATATAACTGGCCCATCACGCCGCCTGATAGCCGGGGTGAAAAAATCCAAATTCGGCATTGAGATAATGATGCGCGATCAGGACGCAGCACTGAAAAATCTGGCGGCATTTCATCAACTCGCTGTCAGTGAGCAGGAGCGTGAGCTGCGCTTACTCAGGGCAGAACAGACACGTTTGGCGAATGAAAAACTCCAGGCCGAAATTGAGGCTCTGAAAAAACAACTCGCCGCAAAAAATGAGGAGGATGAGGAGCCGTTGCCGGTAGCGATAAACATTAACGTCGTGGATGCACGCGTGAGGGATGACGATGACGGGGATTTCACCGCAACTTAATATTCCTCAGGCGCGATTCCTCGCAATGCCACATAAATTCAAAGCGTATGTCGCCGGATTCGGTTCCGGTAAAACGTGGGTCGGCTGCGGCGGGCTGTGCAAGGGCGCCTGGGAACATCCGAAAATCAATCAGGGGTATTTTGCCCCGACCTATCCGCAGATACGCGACATTTTTTATCCCACGATTGAAGAAGTAGCGTTCGATTGGGGATTGAAGACCAAAATCAACGAGGGCAACAAAGAGGT